GGTCGGATCGATCGAACTGGGCGGTGCTTTCGTCAACGGCAACGCCTCGCTCATTGACGGCGAAACGTTCGGCCCAATCTCGGATGGCTTCGCCTCCAAGACCTTCGAGTTCGACAAGACAGGCAACGGCGTGTCAGGAGGCAACGTAGTAGTCAACGTCACGGCCGCCACCACGAACAGCCTCGTAATTCAGGCGATGATCGCCGCCGCCAACGGTTGCGGACTCTTCCTCCGCGCCGAGGGAACCAACGCCCGGGTTTACTTCTACGCTATGCTCCCAGGCACACGCGCTAACGGAACTATCGCCGACACCGTGGCCAACACTGGCTTCGTGCCTGCCGCCATGGCCGGAGGAACGAACGTAGCGATCGGAGACTACGTGATCGTCTCGGAGCCGGGGCAGGACGTCCTGGTCCTCGCCGAGGCCAGTGTCATCGCGCGCGGAATGAACGTCACGCGCAGCGCCGCAACCGCTGGGCACGTCGCGGCTCTAGCTGGAGCGGGAAACTACGTAGGGAAGACTCGAACAGCGTCACCGGGAACGATCGCGCCAGTCCTGGTCAGGATGGACGCGGCCTACGCGCCCTAGCCCTCGTCCCGCCAGTACCAGCAAGGCTTCGCGCCGCTGGTCACGTCGCGATGAGAGGCCACCGCTACGGCGCGCCCTCCGCCTGCGGCCTTGTACTCCAACTTGCAGAGGCCGTTCGGTGCGTCCATCCACATTGTGATGTTGGCGTCGTACTTCCCGCCCATGTCCTCGAACGTGACCTCGGCCATCGCAGTGTGCTGCCTGCTCGCGTCGGGCTTGTAGGGCATTTTCTCTCCTAGAGTGGCGGGCCGATGAGGGCCATGACCAGGCCCGTGGCGCCGCCGGACTTGGCCTGAAGCGCGTAGCCGACGTTGGCCGCGAGTGCCGAGGCCGCCGTGGCCCCCTGCTCCTGCGTGGCAGACGTTTGGATGATCCCCTGCGCCACCACCGCGGTCGTCGTGCAGAGGATCGGGAACACGCCGGTCAAAGCGCACTGGACGATCGCGCCGTTCGTGTTGCCGGTGACCACCACGAGGGCGGCGCTCTGCGCGGCGCCGGTCGTCCTGATCACCGTCTGGTTGGCAGCAGTCGAGATTCGACAGAGATCTCCCGCCGTTAGCGTGATCCCGCTTCCGTTCGTGAACGGCATCACGAAGCCGGCTGCGGTACCCACGGCGGTCTGCAGCTTGATCTGCGTGGCGAGCAGGCGCATGCCTGCGAAACCACCGTTCGACCCAATGACGAAGTCGTCGCCCGACGGGTAACCACCCAAAGCTGGCTGCGTAGGATGGTGCCCGAGGTCCGCTCGCACCGTACCACCGCCGTCTCGCCATTCGCTGAGCGGGTAGCCTACCCAACGAACGTCACGAAGCAGGTTCTTGGTCGTACCGTTCGCAGCGATCTGGACCACTCGGTCCTGTTGAGCCCCGGTGGTCGGGGTGTCCACGCCGGACAGCCACTCCTGCGTGAACGCCTGAGCACCGGCGCCGTCCGCCGAGGTCGTCTGGATGACGTTCGCTCCGTTGAGCAGCCGCACCAGCGCCGCTTGAAGCTCTAAACGCGAGATCCCATCCACGAGGAACTCGAGTCCCTCAGGCGCGGTCCTGCGTCGGATGATCTCGTTGTCGGACTGGATCGGTAGTGGTGTGCCCAAACCTCCACCGTAGAAGCCACCCTGATCTCCGCCGTACCAAGAGCTCGGCATTACGGCTCCTTACGCCCGCGCGCCGGCGGCGATTGCGGAGATGGTCACGTTGCCTGAGAGAGCTGCAGAGGTACCGTTGCGCATCCAACTGACCTTGACTGTCTCGGATACAGCTGCGATTCGAACTTTGATGCGGACGTGGTTGGTTGCCCCGGGGGTCGCGATCGTCTGATCGGCGGCTTCACTCCAGGCCACGCCGGAGACGACGCCGAGTTGATGATACGTATCGGCCTGGTCAACCCCCTGGAACTCGACCTTCCAGAGGAGCCCGACCGTTTCATCCCCACCAGTGTAGTCGATGAAGAGGAGGAGATCCTCGCCCGCCGTGGCTTCGAACGTCTGTGCGACGTACGCGCCAGTCAAGACGACAGCCTGCGCCAGTACCTTGGAATTGTTCTTGGCCACCAGACCTCCTACAAAGCTCCGTAAACATTACAACTCTTTGGCAAGCGCGTCAAGGTAGAAAGCAGCCTAAGATCAAGCACAAGGGAGAAAAGATGGTGTAGACTGGGCCTTCATGGAGTGGCAAGACTGGCTGCAGGATGTCCGGGCAATCGCCGTGGAGCATAAGTCACGGCATCTCCCCGACATTGACCGTGTGATCCAGATGCTTGAGGATGGAGTCGTGCCCTCTCCGAGGGTCCTAGCTCGATTCAGGGGGCTGTTCGCCACTACCCCTGTGTGCGCCAGGCTCGAGTCAGACGGGGCTTGCGCGTGGCTGCGGCCTCATGGGGCGGCCCACGGGCTAATCGTCCCGCCAGCGGGCCAACGTGCGATCTGCCCGTTCTTGCGGAAGACTGAAGAAGGCCGTAACAACTGGGATTGGTGCGCTGGGTACCGGAGGGAACTTCATGCAGACGATTGAGTTGAAGGTCTACGAGCTCGACGAGAGGGGGAAGCCAATTGACCAGGCTCCAGTCCTCTTGAAGGAGTTCGTCTGTGTCGACCTGGATGACGGACGACATCAAGCCAAGCGAGTCATCCTAGAGAAGGGCTTTATCCTGCGGTCCCTGAGCTTCGTCAGTTTGGAGAAGAAGTCACCCACGAAGCAGCAGACTGCACTTGTTGCGTACGTCGCCAAGTTGCCGCCAACGACTTCGGGGATTCCCGGCTGGCGATACAAAGCGCCCCCGCGCTAACCGCCGTTGTCCACTCCAGCCAACATCAGCTCGAGGATCCAGACCTACGCAGATGCGTTTGGTAACTTGGACCTGCGTGTCGGGGTGGGTGCTCCGGGAGATCCTATCCTCGTTCGGGGGGAAGCGAAGTCTCCTGGCGCCGCGTACAACTCCGGCAACCCGAGCTTCCTCAACGCCGTCATCACCGGGATCGCTGGAGAGATCGACGCGCAGATCTCTTCCTTCTCGGGCCAAGCCTACGCCGCGGGCACGTCGTCCACGCGTGGTGGAACCCTCTCGTTCGCGAACGCCGGCAACGTGTCGTTCGGCCTGAACGGGAGCACCATCACGGCGACCGCTACTGTACCGGCCAGCGTGCAGTTCTACGCGGCCGGCACGACGTCAGGATCCGGGGGCACACTCAGCTTCTCCAACGCCAACGGGTTCACGTTCGGGCTGAATGGGAGCACCATCACGTTGAGTGCTTCACTGACGGCGGCGGCTCCAGTCCTCTCGTTCTACCAAAACATGCAGGCAGCACAGTTCGCGTCCTTCACGACGCCGCAAGTCAGCACCGCAATCAATCTCAGCCTGCAGAGATTCTCAGTTCCTTGGAACATGACGGCCACACTTCTTGAAATGCCGGGAGCCCTATCGGTACTGGGCAGCGCTTCCGCGGAATACTCGCTCAGTGTGGCTGTGTACACACTAGCGGGGCTCTCCGCAAGCCGAATGTCATCCGCGCAGGCGACAGCTTCTTTCGCGAGCGGTTCGAACAGCACGCTCTCGTCCGTGTACGGAGCTTGGACGAACACGCAGTGGCGATCGGTAGCGATCGGCTCTTGGAACTTTACGCCGGGGGAGTATATGTTCGCGTTCATGATGAGCGCGACCGGGTCCTCGGCGATTGCCTTCTCGTGGCATGGCATGAGTAGTCTATCAGTCCGCGGATTCATGGGGGGAGAGCGCAGCTTCTACTGGGCGAATGGCGTCTACACTTCTGCAACAGGTGCGTTCCCTGACGTACTGCAGTTGAGTCAGTTGATCCAGACAGGAAGCACACCCAATAGACAGGTCTTCTTTCAAATGCACGGAACCTACTAGGTTCGAGGTCAAGGGCATGAAAAGTCGAAGAGCTAAGAAGGGCATGATGCCGGCGCACAAGGCCGCAGCATCTCCGGGCCGCGGATTCGAGATGGTGAAGGTCCTCCCAGGCTCGACCTACAAGGACAACTCGACAGTAATCGTGATCCCATCGAGGGGTATGGTTCATCACCGCTTCGTCCAAGCAAAGAACGGCTTGATCGCTCCCATGAACGCCAAGCGTGGGGAACTTTGGGCGGTAGGGGACGAGGTCGGGGTGGCGTACGACCGGACCATCAAATTCATCCTCGCGCACGATGAGCTCAAGACCTGGAAGTACGTCATGACGATCGAGGACGACAACATCGTTCCTCCCGATGCCCACATCCGTCTTCTTGAGTCCATCGAGTGGGGCAAATTCGACGCCGTGAGCGGGCTCTACTTCACCAAGGGCGACGTGAATATGCCCATGGCCTACGGCGATCCCGAGGAGTACAAGAGGACCGGCACGCTCGACTTCCGCCCGCGGGACGTACGCGAGGCCCTGGCTGCTGGGCAGATAATGCCGGTCAACGGCATCGCCATGGGTTGTGCTCTGTGGCGAATGGACTTGTTTCGCGAGCTCCCACCACCTTGGTTCGTCACGATGTCGGACTACTTCCCAGGGAAGGGCGCCGTCGGATCGACGCAGGACCTGTGGTTTTGTCGAAAGGCGAAGGAGGCCGGGAAGACGCTTGCAGTGGATCTCAGAATTAAAGTTGGACATTTGGATGTGTCCAGTGGGATTGTATTTTAACCAAGTTCAAGGAAAATTGTGTTGAACAAGAAGAAGGTGGAACTGGCCTTGGCGAAGTCCCGTGCGGAACTCAGACTAGATCTGGCGTGCGGGAGGTCCTGCAAAGAAGGCTTCGAGGGCGTAGATCGGAAGATCCTCACGGGTGGACCGATCCTCGATGCACAGGGGAAGCCGACCGGGCGAAACCACGCAGACGTGGTACACGCCGTCGACCTCTTCAAGTTTCCCTTTCCCTGGGCCGACAGTTCGGTCGAGGAAATTTTCTGTTCTCATTTCATAGAGCACATCCCAGCGCGAGAGGTAGAGGCTCGGGATTTGCACGACCCTCGCAAGGAGGATCAGAGTGTTCTGATCGGGAAGGACATGCTCGTCGCATTTTTCGACGAGTGCTATCGTATCCTGAAGCCAGACGCGTTCATGACGATCGTATGCCCGTCGGCCAGGAACGAGCGCGCCTTCCAAGATCCGACTCACCGGCGTTTCATCGTGCAGAACACCTTCGCGTATTTCGACGCCACAGCCCGTCAGGCCATGGGGATTGAACACTATCTGGGCGGGTGCGACTTCTTGTCTCAGGTCGGTTGGTACCATAGCGACGACATCACGCTCCTCAGCGAAGAAGCCAGGCAACGGCGGTTTGGTGCGGAGTGGAATGTGATCTGGGACTACAACGTCAAGGCCAAAGCCTGTAAACCGAGCAGGGTGGTGAGCGTGAAGTAGCTATTGTTCCTTGTGCTTGATCAACTGTTGATCAAGCACAAGGAAATAAAGCCCGTGCTACGGGACGGGCGTCGTGATCGTGTAGGTCACGTTGACGCAGTAGACTCGTACGTCAAGCGCACCCGCGCCAGAGTTGCTTGCTTGTAGATCTACCACGAACGACCGGGCGTCTCGATCCAACCCGATTGAGCCTGAGAAGATGGACGTGGACACGATGGCAGCGGTGCCGACTGTGGATGAGGCCGTGCCAACGGCGGTTCTCGTATTGCTGGTGCCGTTTGCTTCCAGCCACGCTCCATAGAAGAGCGTGTCATCGGTGTCGCCAGACCACACTATGGAGATGCCAGTGATCGTAGCGCCGTCGGGAACACGGTCGATCGGGAAACTGGCTGTTCCACCCTTCACCCCCGCGCCTAGGGCGGAGATAGTGCGGATGTTGTGGCGTGTAGCGCCATCCGTCGTCAACGTGTTGACGACGGACCAATCAGATGCACCCGCTGCGGTGCGTTCCAAATTGGCTGCCGGTGCCCCAATTGTGTGGACCATCGTGAGGGCGGGGTCCAGGATGTACGCCTCCGAGAACACCGCGTTCCAAGTCAGCCCCGCCGACCCAATGTCCCTGGTCCCGTCTGCCTCCGGCATGATGTTGCCGGCGACGTCGACGCTCGCCGCGAAAACGTTCCATCGGTTGGTGCCCGCTCCGGTAGCTCCAAGGTCACGCGTCGAACCGCCCGTGAGAAGGTTCGACGCCATGCCGGTGACGTTGAGCGCCGTGAGGAAGGCCGTGCCAAAGCGGGTGGTACCGTCGCCGAGGTTGTTCGACGCGGACGACGCCAGGATGTGCCCGCTGACGGTGTCTCCGCCGCGCTGGAAACGGCCGTTGATGCCGACGAGGAGTTGGTCGAGTTGCGCCTTGACGTGGGTTGCCGTTGTAGAGACTGCACCGCCGGTGGTGTTGAGCGAGCCTGTGGTCGCGGAACTCCCGATCTTGGCGGACCCGCCGGGAACAGTGCCGCCAGCGGTCGAGCCGAGGTCGGTGAGGATCTTGTCGAGTTGCACCTCGAGCGTCGCAGCAGGGTTGGTCGTGGCGTCGGCCCAAGCTGCGCCGCCGGCGTAGTCAATCGCCGTGGCTGCGTGCTTGTCCTGCGGAGATGTGTTGGAAACGTGCCTGTTGTAGAACTCAAGGATCTTCGCGATGGCGGCTCTGGCGTCGCCCGTGCGCAGCGTTCGCGTTGGGTACGTTGACGACTCGCGAACGAGCCAGTCCTGGCGCCGGTCGGTTGCCGTGGTGCCGTCCTCGATCTCAAGAACGCCGGCGGTGTTGCGTCGTATGTCCGCGAGGAGGATGCTACCGGTCTCGAGTGGTGGGCGTGTGGGAGATGGATCAGGAGCACCCATCGTCACCTTGAAGACGAAGCTCTCTGCGCGGAGGTAGTACACCGTGATCGAGTTCCCGTCGATCCGCGGGACGGACAAGAGGCGGTCGAATCGAATGAACAACGAGATCCAGCGCTCGTTGACGCCGCCTGGATCTGTAGAGGAACCTCCCGCAGGAGTGCCCCCCGCGCCGATCGCGGTCTCGCCGGTGACGGAGCAGTCGACCGTGAACGCGGAGCCGGTGCGGATGCGTCGTCCTGAGTTGTCGTAGCCTGTCCCAGCAGCCGCGGTGATGTTGAACGCGGATGGGTTGGTGATCGTCCACCCAGCGCGGATCCCACCGTCTATGTCAGGTGCGATCAGTACTGCCGGCTGGACCAGGCCCTGGTTGGTGTCGAGCGCGAGGTTCAGGTCTGCGAGCTCAATGGCCGCGAATGCCGAGTCAAGCTCGTCCTGAGCTACGATTTGCTTGAAGAAAAAGTCGTATAAAGTCGCCATGTTAGCTGTCCTCCTGCCTCGACCTGTTTAGGTAGTGTACCACCTAGCCGTCCAGAACCGTAGATTCTCCAAGTGAACTTACACCAAGCTCCCAAAGCGTGGACGGAGTCGGCGGTACGCCCAGCGTGGGCTCCTTCAAAGCCACATAGTGCTCATGCGCCACCTTCATGTACTCCACGATCTCCTGGATCCAGAAGCGCTGAAGTTCCGTCAACGCGGTTGTGGAGACGACCTGGAAGGCGTACTTCAGGAACGAAGTTCCTGGCCCAAGGACCGTGTCGATCCCGAGCTCCGAAACCCCTAACATCCACGACCCAGCAGGATCGTTAAAGGGTTGGACGTCGAGTGGGATGCCGAGGAAGAAGAGTAGAGTTGCCTCCATCCCAGCCTCGGTGCCCTTGCTCTTGTAGATCTCCACCAAAACGTCGGCGAGACGGCGCTTCTCGGTCTCCGTGAGGTCGAACGAGAACGGGTTCCCGAGGTGGCGCAGCAGCGCGTCGAGGAGTTCCGCCGGCGCGAGATCGATGTCCAGCATGATGGACAGACGATCGACATCAAAACGGATCAACTGGAACGCCTCGTCGAAACAACGGACGAGCGCCTCCATCTCATGCGCCGCGTCCTCGCGCTTGTTCAGCGCGGGGATGAGATCGTACAATCCGTACCGGGGAGGAGAAGCCCGCGGGATGGGTGGTGCGTCAAACGTAAACGTGAGGCCCTCGGCCCCATTCTCAAACAGGTCCACGACCTCCGCGACCGCGAGCGTGTAAGTCCGTTCTGGGCTGAGGTCGTCTTGTAGGTCGAGGTCGACGTAGCGACGATAGTCCTCTGACGGCGCGAGCTCGTCTACGGCAACTGCAAGGGCCTTCAACACGATCGGAGTGAAGGCGGGCTCGACTACAGGCGCGCCCGGGGGCACGTGTGCGAGCCGGTACGGGGAGACCACTGCGATGGTGAGCAAGCTCGAGGGCTCTCCCGCGACCTCCCCGACGATGGCGACTGTGTCGGCAGAGACCACGCTCGAGATTTCGAAGTAGCCGTTGTTCACAGCTTCGTTTGCACGGGCGACGCCAACGAACAGTCCGACGTCGTCGACCGTGAAGGTTGCACCGGGCGCCCGGATGTGGTTCGGCTCGATGAACTCGACGCCGCCAGAGACGTTCCGCAGATTGATCGCAGAGCCCACCCCAGAGGGCAAGATCGGCTCGGTGAACAAGACGCGGATGCGGCGGAAGCCCCGGACCGAGATACTCGAGACCGCTGGGACCGTGAGATCCTCGATCTCGAACGAGTACGTCTCATCGAGTACAGAACTCCCGCTGCCAGCCGCGAGGACTCGAACCTCGATCACATCGAGAGAAGAGAACGGAGTTGCTCGGACGAGCTTGACAACGTGCTCGTCGTCAAGTAGCGCACCAGGGGACTTCTGCGAAATGAACGTGGAAGATGCGGCGTACTCTGTAGAGAAGACCGGGCCGCTCGTCGTACTGAACACGAGCGCTAGCGGCCCTCCGTTCACAGATACATAGACCTGTGTCCCCACAGCCGTGATAGAGTTCGCCCCCGTAGCAACGATGGTGAGTCGGATCGCGGTATCGGGCGTAGCCCCCCACTGCATGTCCTCTAGGGGAGAGTCGGGTTCAGGGTCCCGGTTGATCAGCCGGAGAACCTGCGTACTGACCTCTTGGTCGACGAGGTCGATGTAGAACGCGCCGAAAGTGGTCCGCATTATGGCACGTCTCGCTCGTCTACAAAGGCAAACTCAAACTTGATCGAGTGCTGACTTTGTAGCTTGGACACGTGCGCGCGAATGTCGAGGCGGTCCCTGTAGCGGCCCAGTACTTCGCCCGTCTCCACCCGAAGGAGGTCCTCAACATAGACTCGAGCAACGAAGCGTGCCCCCAACTTGAGCACGCTCATGCCGGTGGTGGGACCTTCGTCGACCAAGTTTCGATCGAGTAGCGCCGTCGTGATTGGGGCGCCCGGAGTCGCGGGTGGGACAAGCCCGATGATTGTCGCCTTCCCGACGTTGGAGCCCATCGCCGGGTTGGTGATCTCGATTTCCTGACCCAGATCCGCCACAGTGAAGTTTGCGCTCGGAGCTAACATCACACCGCCGACTTGACCGTAAACGTCAGGCGCTTGGATGAGGACCTCAGCCGCGCTATAGAGGACGATGTCCTCGGGCGTACCCTGCAGTTCTCTCTGGCCTGGTGCGTCCTGCGGCTGTCGGATCCTTATCCGCGCGCCAATCAAGTCGATACCCGTGAGGTCGATCACCTGCTCGAAGCTGAACTTCTCCCCGATAGCCAACTTGAAACTGGGAGACTGGAGTAGATCGCTGCCGATGCAAAGGACGTAGGCACCGTCCGGGACGGGGAAGTTCTGTGGTTGGATGCGCCCCTGCGTAACTCCGAGGTCATACGCCCACGGGCTTGTATTCCCGCCGGAGGGCTCGAAGCTGCCCTCTCTCCAAACGTATGTCTCGAAGTCGAACGGCATAGTTTAGTTCGTTGGCGTAGTGACCCCGTTACCGGGCACGCTGTACATGGCGTCCGTAGATCCAATGACGTAACGCAGCTTATCATTCGACACGTCGTGTAGGTCGTGCGAGTAAGAGACTTGTCGCAGGATTCGACTTGTACCGCGAACCGTAGTGTTCACCGCGCCGAACCACAATACCTCCACGCTGGGGGCATTCCCGGTTCTGGCGTCCGACGTGTCCATCAACTCGAACGCGTCCTGCCCCGTGTTGATGTCGAAGTACTGGATCAAGGTCAAACCGGACGTACCACGCACCTGAACTGTCACATCATCGACGTTGTAGCCCACCGCGATGGCGGCAGTCTGCAACGTGAGCAACTGCAGAGGTACTCCACTGGTCCACGCCCCGAAACCGGGCTTGGCATCCCCGGACTTCACGTCCTCGAGCCAGTCGAAGAGGCAGATGAACGCGAGTGCGTTGACCCCTGTGCCGGCGTACGCAAGAAACGCCGGGGACGAACTGTCACAGAGGTACTGCGCGACGAAGTTCGCGGTAGGGATGTTGCAGTGCCCCAAGGTGCGATCGGCTACCGTCACCTGATCCGTTGCGGTCGGCGGCGCGGTGGCTGATGGAGACCCACCGGTGAACTGTGCTGCGCGCGACCAGAGGCAACCAAGAAACTCCTCCGCACCAGAGGTGTTTCGCATCGACATGATGAGCTCAATGCCAGTCAACGTGTGACGGAGACGCACCCACGCGCCTTCTCCAACGATGGAAGCAGCCGTCACCCACAGGTCCACACCAACGTTGTCGAACGCGCCGGTGTTGCCTGTGCCGGTGCCCTGGACCGTCCATCCACGGGCCTTGAGAAGGGTCTTCAGCGTGAAGAGGTGCAGTCGGGACCTCTGAAGGTCGTTAGCCCCGGTGATCGACACGTTGACATTGTGGTAGAACGCCATTTACGCCTCCTCGAACGAGAGGATCATCAGTTCCTCGACCCAACCCGGGAGAAGGAACTCTCCGAAGTCTACGTCAAGATCCGGGTCGAAAGTAAAAGCTGCCACGGGATAATCTTTCTTCCCTTGTGCTTGATCAGTAGTCGATCAAGCACAAGGGAGAAAAGAGACTACTAAGTTTGGCGCTGGGCTACGTAGTGGTCGACGTAGCCCCGTCGCGATAGCCCTGCCGATTGAAACGCAAACCCGCAGCGCCCGCCGATGAGCGGAGCCGTCGCGGTGAGGACCTGAAGGGCGTCGTCCACGACCTGCGAGATCCCTGGGATCGCGATCCAGCTAGGCGCCGTCACTGCGTTGAGGGCGAGATCGTTGTAGAAGCAGTTGATCACGACGTCGCCGTTCGGGTTGTTGATCACGTCCAGTCGTACGTGTACCCACGTGTTCGGAGGGAAGGTCAACGACGAGATGGCTAGCACCTTCGATGCAGTTGGGGCGAGTCCCGTGTTCGGCGAGCCCTTGCGGAGGATGATCGCGTGTGGGTCATCGTCTGACAGGCCCAGCAGGTAGCCAACGCCCGACACATCTGCGCCCGCCTCCTGTATGCCCGTGAACAAAATCGGGGCAAACCCGGTCGTGCCCGAGGAGAGGCCACGCTTCAGCGCCGCGCGTACGGAAGACCCTGACGCCAGCGGGTTGAAGTTCGCGACGTTCAAGTAGAAGCCTCGGGTCACCGCGCTCGTCACTAGGCTGTTGAAGCCGAAGACGAACGTCCCGCCACCGTTGGGCTTGACGGGGGCCGCGGACACGCCCGCGAGGATGGACGCGGCCGACGCCGAGTTGGTCATGATCGTAAAATCGAACTCGCTCATAACTCAATCCTTTCGAAGCCTTACGCTACATCATCAGAGGGTCAAAGTCCACTCGTTCTCGAAGTCCTCGGTGTCCTTGGCGAATCCGAGGATGTCGACTACGCCGGCCTGCGCGCCGATTGGAGGGGACTCGGTGATGCTCGTCACATCCCGCACACCCGTGGCGCCGATCTGCTCCACCACCTTGAAGCGCATACCGACCGTGCTCGTCGCGGGCACGTCCACGCCGCCGTCGTTCCCGCCCACGCCCAGCCCGTCGATGTAGGCCACGGTGAGGTGCGCGGCCAGAGCCCCCGTCGTTGTGGTGACCTCTGCAAACGTGATGACAGCGTACGCAGGAGGCGTGTAGGCCGCGCCGTTGGCGAATGCACTCGTCGTCCAGTTGTAAGAGCCCAGGTTCACCGATGTGCCGATGCCACATCCCTCGAGGTTGGCAGCGGCGAAGGTGAAGAAGGAGTCCTCGTTGTCGTCCCATTCCTCTTCGAAATCCTCGAAGGCCTCCGGAGTCCCCGCATCGAACATCGCGGTAGCGGTAGAGACATCATCCCAACTGAACTCGGAGCCCTGGTTGAATGGAGCTCCGCCAGCCTTCGGGAGCTTCCAGTCCTCCTCGTAGTCCTCGTGAGGTTCGGGAGCCGTGTCGAACTGTGCCTCTACGATTGTCAGGACCGACCAGTCGTCCAGGAAGCCTGCGTCGTTGTCCCAGCCCACCTCGAAGTTCTCGTACGGGTTGGCGGAGAATGTAGCGAAGGCGACGTTCGGGGGCTCGAGCTCGAACAGAGAGTCCTCGTTGAAGGGCGGGGACGCCGGCGAGTTGGGTAGTTTCCAACCGTCCTCCATCCCGTCGTAGCCTACGTGGGAAGAGCCGAACGCAGCGACGATCTCGAGTGTAGGAGTCTGGACGGGCAGCCAGCCTTCCGGCACGCCTGGGTTGTCCGAACCAGTCTCGAAGCTGGCATTTACGATGGGCGTTGCCACTATGGCACCACCGTCAGCACAGTCGCGCCAGTGTCAGCGTTGAGGATCGTCATCGTACCCAACTTCGGGAACTTCAGAGAGCCGATCAGGACAGACGATCGCAGGCTATTCAACAAGAGCCCGATGGGCCCTGCGTCGACTTCGCGCACGCCAACCGTGTCCCGCACCACGTTGAATATGTCGGACCACGGCATGGTCGCAGTGATCGTACCCTCTGTGTCCTTCAGGTTTGCACCGAAATCCACCGCGGCGTTGGCGTTGCCTTCGAAGTCCAGTACAGCAAAGTGGTCCTTGAGGTTGTCTACGATCGTTTGGGCCACCGTCGCCGGCGTGGCACCAGTCGAGAAGTAGACGCGGGTAGACACAGCGATGGTCGTGTACTCCGCCGCGCGGACCTCGAGGGTGAACGTCAGCGTATGCGGGAACGTGACGGTCACCATCTCCTCGACTTCGTCAAGTAGCGCAGACGAGGGAGTTGCCCCAAGCGTCGCTCCCGAGGCAAGATGCACGCCCTTCGCGATGACGTAGAGGATGCCAGTGTTCTCCTGGATGGCCGAGCTCTCGTTGCTTGTGGCCATTAGAGATCTGGCTACGCCGGCCACCTTTAGTGCGTTGATCTCGAAGTCGTCCTTGGACACAGTCCGCGTGGTGGTGCGCAGGGTCTGTGGTCCCAGAGACCGGGCCTGGGCCAAGCTCATGCGGTCATCACCACCGCTGGACTTATCCGCGTTGGTGACCCGGAGAGGCGAAACCTGCCCAGCCCCATTCAATATCACTCCCTCAATGATCGTGATCTGGCCCTCGTCGACGTTCCCTAGAGCGCCTCCGCCGGTCTTGTAGTCGACCGTGATCGTGCCTTGCGGAATCTCGCCGTTGGCCCCATTGCCGAAGCGCACACGCCCCTGGTCGAACTGGTCCACCAGGATGACGAAGGTCCGGTCCGAGGGGCCGCTGCCGAGGAAGCTCAGCACCTCAGAGTAAGCCCCGTTGGCCGCCGAGGGCTCAGCCGAGTCATCTAGGTACGGCTTCTTGCTGAGCGTGAACTCTTGGTTGGGGGCACCACTCGACTGGAAGACGTCCTGTTCAGCTGTGGCCTGCTCCGCTGCGATGATTACCGAGGATTGCCCGATGCCTATTGTCCCATCCGCAATTGTCCGGAACGTGACAGGGTTCGTCGGATCCTTTGAGCGGCATCGAGTACCAGCCGGGATCGTGACAACCACAGCAGCTACCGAGGGCAGTGAGAACGTGAGGTCGACCGTAGCTGCCACAGCGCCGGCGAGCTTGAAGTTGATGAGGCGTCCAAGACGGATAGCTGCGATGCGTTGGTTCATCGTCGGCCAGTACGCATTGAGCGCGGAACTGTCGACGTAGTAGTTCAGGACGTCGCCCACAAAGGCGAAGAGCTCGAGCAGGATGTTCCCGAAGTTGGCGGTGTTGAAGTCCGTCCACGTCGGGAAGACCGAGCGCGCGAGACCAATCAGGCGTAGGCGGAGACTCGCGAAATCGCGGTCCGTCAGGTCCACGTTCGGTTGCGGAAGAATTGGCATCAGTTTTCTCCCGCGATTCGCTGGGCGTGTACGCTGAGTATGCGCCTTGCGATGATAAACTTACGCTTCAACACTGGGCGATGCCTCTTGTACAAAAACAGCACTACTGCCGAAACGTTGCTCCAAGAGGACCATTGCGCGTAGGCTGTATTGTTCCTATGGCGAATTGTTCCTGCTTTAACACCAACACAGGCTTCAATACACTGGACTACCCAAGCAACGACGTCTGGGTGCCCGCAGAATGCCACAAGTGGGCTCCTACCATCTTCGCCCAAATACACGCAACCGTCCCCATCAAAAAGTCCGCGCAGGAAGTCGCGGAGGAATTCTTTGGGAACTTGAGGCATGACCGGATGGCGAGACTTGCTTGGGGCAACCCCCAATTTCAATAGATCCAACACCATGCTACGGGAGTAGACCACCCAGCGGACCCTTGGACCACCTTTTACCACATGTCCATTCAACATGTGGTCGGTCGAGGCAGTTAGATCGGTGACTCTACCTCCAATAGTAGCTTGGAGGTCAAGCAAGTGTTGTTTGTCTTTACTCGCCAAGTTTATCGTCACAGCCCAATACGGCTTCAATCGTATGTTGCCGTCGGCATATAGGAAGCCCAACCAGTAAGCTGTTGCGGGGCTAGATACAGCCGAGAAGTACGCTTCTTTCACGTAGGTTTTACGTGGACGCCCTCGAGTAGAAAGTGCGGCTGTGTAGTCTACGCTAGGTTGCGGGAGGATGGGCATACTAAGCCTCGATCACCTGGACCACGGGGCCTAGGATAGCCCCGTTCCTTGGGTTGTTCGTCGCTACTACGGACCACACCACCTTGACATCGAGGCGCGTATCCTTCTTCTCCACCGAGACCTCGTTCAGCGTGGCACGAGGTTCGTACTCCCGGATCGACTCCGTCACTTGGAGCTTGGCCAAGGCCATGTTGCCGTCGTCCATATTCTTGAGCCGAACGGACTCGAGCAGGACCCCGAAGCGCGGGCGCCATCGGAGCTCACCTGGAATCGTGCCAACGATCTGAGACACCGATGACGCTACAGCGGCCTCTCCTCCGCCAGTCTGGAAGTCCGAGCCTGTGCGGCGCAAAGGGCGGACCAACCCAAAGCCAAGGAAGCTCTTGGATCCATTCAGCGAAAGGCCGCGCGGTGTGGAATCGCTCACCTATACTCCATTGTGCTTGAACAGCCTCAAACTATACAGGGATCGCATCGCGTATGTCCGAAATGGTGTCGACGAACCCCTCGAGTACCGCAATACCGGCTGCCGGGTCGGTAAACTCGCCGATCGCAGGCATCTCGGGCAATCCTGCGAGACTCGCCAAGAGTGTAATGATCTCAAGGATCTTGCCGATAGGCCCCATGCTGGCGGACATGTTCGCAGTCTGGATGTCCACATTCTCTTGAAGACACTGCGCGATGTCCCGGAGCCGATCACTGTCCAAGACCTCGGCTCTCGCTGCAGCATCAGTTGCCCGTTGTGCGTCCTCGGCGAGTGCGCCGAGTTGTCCCACCACGCCTTGCAGGAACAGGATCACGACGTCGATCAAGTTCACGATCATTAGGGGAATCGACAACTGCGGAATGAGTGCAGCAACCGCAGCCAACTTTGGGGCGAGCTCCTGGATGGCCTCGAGGATCGGTTCCGGCGAGAGTTGAAGAATGGCATCTGGAATGGACGACCCCAACTTCGCGAGGGCCATGATCGCATCCAGCAACTTGAAGAACGGGGCGAGCCCCGACATCACCGGGCCCGCTTGATCGATGAGGCTCTTCGCAACGCGAAGAGGTTGCGTGGCCTGCTCCGGGGGGGCGGCGCCCTCGAGCGTAATGCCCCCAGGGAACGTGACAGAGATCGGCGGAATCGCAGGCGCCAGGTGAGCACACAGGTCCGCTGGGAACGGTGGTGTAGGAACGAAGACCATGGGCTTACGCCACCCTCTTCGTGATGCCGTCTACTTGAACCATCAGAGAACCCTTGACCAAGATGTTGGGGGCGTCCAAGAGGATCGTTCCATCCGCCTTGAGAACTATCGCGTCCGAACCTTTGATCCCGATACCCATCCCATCTGTGGCATTTCCTACGATTTGGATGCTGTCCCCTGTGATGCGGTTAGCTATGACAAGAGCCTCGCGACCTTCTTTGTCGGTGAACGAGATCTGGAAGTTGTGCGTCGTGATCACGACCACTTGATCCGCGTCGGCGGCGTTGGTCGCGCCATCGGGACCGCTGTGGCGTTCCCAAGGTCCTGGCATGTACAGAGGAGAATCCAAGTCTCCATTCAAGAAACACACGATGATCGATGATCCTGCCTGTGGAACCCAGGAGAAGCCGAGTCCGGCTTCGCGCTGTCCGGCGCCAGGAAAACCAATGGGAAGAATCCAACCAGTAGAAGGCTCGATCAACCCAGGGATGATCGCCTTCACGCGACCGCGCTTTTCTGGGTCCTGGTTGTCCAAGACCTCTCCCTTGTACATGCCTTGCAGCAGGCTCAGGCCACTGTCGATGTCCTCACGAAGGCCCATTAGATCTTCCTTGCCTTCTGCGGTGGGAACTCGACGAGCGTTGCAGCACGGGTCTCAGCCGCTCCAGTGGGGCCGGGAGCCACGAAGCCGACGAGAGCTCGATCTGCGCCAGGACCAAATCCCTTTCGGCGGAGGAGGATCACCGTCACGTAACCGTTCTCATCGATCGTGTGTGTAACCTCTTTGATGAACCAGGGGCCGTCCACGAGGGGCCCGAAGTTGATGAGGTTCACCCCCATGCGCACAAAGAGCCTGGGATTTCCTACCACCGTGAGCTTGATCTTCCAAGTAGCAAACGCAGCTTGTTCCATACGCCTGATTGCGGCTTTGGACGCGGACCTGGACGGAGGTGCCAGAAACTCCTCGAAGCGTTCGTCTAGGGTACGGACAACTTCTGCGTCTCGTCGTCCGGCAAACTCCACTAACGTGGTAGCTCCTGTGACCGGGGGACCGTAGGCAGATGCCCCCTCGAAACCAAAGAGACCGCGTGGAGTAGACGTCGTGGGAACGGGCAGCGTAAAGTCCCCTTCGACTTCCCACGAGAGGACATCTGGCCCCTCGAAGAAAGTGATCTGTTCGAATAGAGGACCAGTACCTTCCGGACCAAAGTGAAACCCTCGATCCGAAATCGAGAACGCGAAGTTGCTCTCGAGGTTCGCGAGGCGATGGAGGAAGTGAGCTTCGGATTCTCCTACCTTCATCGCGACCATCTCGAGGATCTCACCGGTATCTTCGATGTAGACGTTGTCCCCCTCGAACCCGTTGCGCTTAGCGACTTCTCGGACGACGTCGCTGACCTTCATGTTCAAGAAGACCCGCGTACCCGTACGAGCCAAGATGGTGTTGAGGTCCACGATCTTACCTCGTGCCTCGTACGTAACCGTGGCGCTTCCACCAGACGCGGCAGGCACCATGTGACCGCCCGACTTGGAGACCAGGCCCTTGATCTTTCGGACCACTAGAGTACGGACGGGCGACTCAAGGGTCGGGTAACCCCAGGTCAACCGGAGCGAAACCCCCAGCGCGATCCGGTTCAACTGGGTGAGCTCTCCGTCAGGGTTATCCAAGACCAGGGTTACCTTCTCGTCATTCTTCTTGAGAGATTCGGTGTACTCGAATTTGACGAGACGCTCCCACAACGGGATCCCGGCCAAGGCCGAATCGGCTGTAGTTGCGATCCGAACTCGTGGGTTACCGAGGTCTGTTCCCTGAAGAGACACTGATTACAAGCTCCAATCGATCAAGCACAAGGGAAAGAAGCTACGCCAGCCGTGGTGCCCGCGCCTGGATTCGTGCAAGGACGTCACTGTTCACGTAGTCCTGAGACGGTATTACCATGATCGTACCCCCCTCGAGGGCTTCTGTCGGGTCCTGGATCGGCTCGGGCTGGAACTGCCCGACGATCCAGTAGAGCAGCGCCGAGTCCGCCAGACCGCCGAAGAACCGGTCAGCAAGGAGCTCGAGGGTCTCACCCTCCTTCACCATGTGAAGGACGTTGTCGAAGCGCGGTTGGTACGGAACGGGGTCCTCCTGCTGGATGAACGTCCGTCCCTCGGCGTCTTTGGCGACTCCGGCGTTGGCGTATCGAGAGTTCCCTCGTGCGGACATTAGATGAGCCCCTCTCCGAGCGAGTCACTCGATGGCGTGAACGTGAGGCCAGTACGACGAGCTCCGGCGGATCCGGTGGGGCTACCGAAGCCATCAAGGCGGGCGTCGCTGTACTCTCGCAGTGTCTGGCGCCGCTCGATCAACGTCATGTCAATCGTGTAGATGAGGGGGGAACCGTCCTTGGCAAACTGGGTGTAGTTGAACTGGAGGTTCTCCACGACGCACTTGATGATCGTGACGTTCGGCCAAACGAAGGTGACGTCGGAGGGCTTGTCCCGGCGCCCGAATGGATAGATCAGCCCGAGGAAGAAGTTCCGGAACTCGAGAGGGGACATCGTCATTCCCCGCTCGTCCATCTCGAACTTGGAGATGTAGAGCTGGATCTGCGTCTGCATCGTCACGGTACGAACGTACTGCAGGACCTCGTGCGAGAGCCCGAGCACAGGCTGCTTGGCCCAGATCGCTTGGACGGTCTCGGGAAAGGCGGACGGATTCAACAGAGCGTCAAGGCGCTCACCGAAGCCAGAGTCCACGAAGAAGACTCGGGTCAACCCGTCGCGAATCCGGCCGAAGTTGGTTACTGGATCTGGCATGGCTTATGGTCCTACCTCTCCGGTAACGCCAGGAGGGAATCCTGCGGCTGCTCCATCGATAGCATCGACACCCTTGACTGTGCGGAGCCCCACCTTCATTGCGTTGTCCCCGATGATCACGGTGATGTTCGGGATGAGCGCTCTGTTGGAACCGAGTGGCGCTTCGTTCAAAAGACGGGTCGCCCGATTCTTCCTGTCGATCTCCAGGTTGACCGCCAGCATCTTCATGACAGCAGCCTTGGCATCAGCGGCGCCGCGGGCATCGGCAGCCGTCTTCATCATCAGGGCGTCGACCATGGCGATCGACTTGTTGGCGGACTCAAGGCTACGACTCTCGGGAGTTGCGGAAGCCAAACGCCGGGAGGTGAGCAGATCCTCTGTCAGAGGCTCCTTCGGATCGGTGATGCCAGTCTCGACCATCTTCGAGCCGCCGGCGATGAAGGCCGCCTTCTCGAGGACTTTCGGGTCCGTCATCTTGGTGAACTCGTCGATCATCCCGCGGATCTCTTCGCGGAATGCCTCTGTGCCCTCCTTCTTCTGGAGTTGGCCCTCGAGCATCTCGAGCGCAGAGACCATCGCCTTGATGTTCTCCACATCTGGGGCAGCTCCGCTCCGGAGCTCGTCCAGAGTCTTGGTGTAGAGCCCAAGTGCATTCGCCGTAGTCTCGTACGCAACCGGGTTCATCAAGTCCTTGATGCCGTGAAGCATCGACACGGACTTGGCCATGATCGCGTGGTCTTTCGCGTTCAATAGCGGCATCTCGATCTTCGACCGCTCCGCAGTGAGCTCGAGGAACTCTCGGAACTTACCGATGAGCTTACTCGTGTTCGCGGCAGCCTCGAGCGCGTGCTTGGAAGCGCTATTGAACGCAGTTGGGATCGTAGCCAGGCTCGTCTTGAAGGAATCGACTGTTGCCTTCAGGCTTGCCGTGTTGGCCTTGAGCCGTTCAAATCGGGCCTGCACTTGATCGATCGCGAGGATTACCAGTCCGATGGTAACGGCGAGTGCGAAGAGTGCTGGGTTGGCCAGCACCAGGCCCTTGAAGCTTTCCGCCAAGGACGCGATACCTGCCTTCACGATGCGGAGTACGCCAGCAAGGGCCATCAGCGCCGCCGTGATCCCAATGATCACCGCTGGAGCTCCAATCAACACCTTGATGAATCTGCCCACCTTTGGCCACTCTTGATTGAGGTTCTTGACGCCTTCTATGGCACTGGACAATACGGAGACCACGCCGATGAGCCCACGGACCAAGGGTCCGCCCAGATCCGCCGCCAAGCTCTTGGTAACCTCTGCGAGGCGCCCGAGTTGGAACGTCAAGGAATTCTTGGCCGCCTCGCCGGCGCGATCCATCATTCCAGTGCCATTGGTCATCGCCTCGTTCAACGCAGTGAAGGCTTCAGTGCCAGTACGCAGGGTGCCGTTCAAATCGCGTACGCCGTTCGACATGGCGAGGAGTACGGCGTTGATGGCAGAACCGGACTGTTCTCCGAATACCTGCGTCATCAGGACGCGGGCCTCCTCGGAGTCCAACCCGGACACAGACCTCGAGAGGTCCCCCATGATCTCTGGCAGAGCTCGGAGCCCGCCGGCGGCGTTGCGCAGGTCGACACCGAACAGCGACTTGATCTTGTCGATCTTCTTGGGGTCACCCATCTCGGAGATCGCACGGGCCAAGTCGGTCGAGGCCATGCGTGTGTTCGGGAGAATGGTTCGCGCGAGGGAGAACGTGGCGAGGACGTCCTTGAAGCTCTGGTCCCCCTTGAACGCGGCGATGCCGAGCTTACCGAGCGCGTTGGTCATGTTCTCGATGCCGATACCCGATACCCTGGCAGCACCGAAGACAGCGCCGAGGTGTTCCTTGATGTCTTTGGAAGCTACACCGAAGCCACGGATCGTGTCCACGGCGATACCGACGGCGCCTTCAGGCCGCAACTTCCCAGCGGAAGCCTCCGCCAAGATGAAGGCCGGACCAATGGCGTTAGCCGCAGCCGTGGCGTCCCCAAGGGCTCGACGTAGCGCTGTGACTCCCTCGATCGCTTCAGTAGGGGTGAACGAGGTCGCGATGGCGGCGCGTGTGGCCGCCTTTGTCATCCTGTCGAGGTTGGCGCCGACCTCACCGGTCGACACGCTCAACGTGTTGATAGCGTGATCTAGCTCGATCGCCGGAGAGATCATCGCAACCATGCCGTCCTTGACGTGCTTGGCAACGATCAGCATGTTGTAAGCGCCCGCGAGGTTCTTGAAGCTCTCGGCGTTTTCCTTGACCGCCTTATCGACCGCTTTCATGCGCTCGACATCAACGGGGCTCCCCATGGGGCGGGCGATCTTGGTCACCGACATGTTCATGTCGGCTACTGCCTTGCTCTGATTCTTCAGGCTGTTGGCAATACGATTCATTCCGGCCTCAACGCCGGTATCAACCATAGAGGCCTTGAATCGAAGGTCAACCGTGTTGTTGTTCGACGCCACTAGCCCCTCTTCTCGTCATCCTCCTGCCAAGAAAGCCGGAGTTCCCGCAGGATCCAGTCCCTCCATTGTACGTCCATTTCGAGGAGTTCGCCCAGCCCGATCAGCGGCTTCGCCTTCAAGTTCGAGCCCTGCAAGATCAACATCCAGACCATCTTCCGCCAGGACTCCTCGTCCTGGTATGCCATCAGGTTCAACCAGGGGGCTACCCGTCTGAGTTCTTCTCCTGAACCGTCTCCCTCCCCTGCCGGAACATCTTCCGGTTCGAGAAGAACGTTGCCCCTAAAGGGAGGATCACCATCTGCTGGAAGCCGCAAGCCTGGCAGACGATCTCGAACTGCGTATTGTAGCCACAATCCACGGACTCGAGCTCGTCGCGCAACTGGTCGCCGACGGCCCCATCCAGGTTCTTGAGCCACTCCTTGATCTTGATCGGGTCCTTGACTACACCCTCGACCTCGAGGATGCGCCGGACAAAGCGCGTGTTGACGTTGTCCGCCACGCTCTTGCCCTTGTAGGTCGCGGCGAAGCGGTCGTCCTCCCCGCGGAGGAGACGGTACTTGACGGTCTTGCCGTCGCACAACGTCACGAACGGCGCGTCCTCACGCACCTTCCGGCGCGACTCCGGATCGAGCGGCGTCACGTCCAGGTCGTTGAGGTTCAGAGACCACTCGATCGCTTCCTTGCACGAGGAGTTATCGCACTGCGTACGGAAGTCGTAGTGGGGTCCGTAGCTCAGGATGCGGGCCTGCATGATGATGTACAGGCGATCGCCGGCGAGGACCTTGTCCCAGTCCAGTGGAGCCTTGTACGGTCCCTGATCCAGGACCTCCACGAAGGAAGCCTTGCAGATCTCGGTGAGCACAGTGCCCGCGCGATGGTACTTCTGGTCGGTGTAGATTTCCTCGTCGCGGACCTTCCAGCTTCGGATGTTGCCGCGGAGCCCGGACGGGCAGGTGATTTCCACTTTCTGTCTCCTTGAACTGTGGGTTCCCCCACTTTATCTCCTTGTGCTTGATCAAGCACAAGGAAGAAAAGAGTGCTGTTACGTCAGGTTCACGCGCTCCCAGAAGTCGTACTCGAGCTCAAGCTTCTCGATGACGATCTCGTCGGCCGTGTTGTCCCAGTCACCGGCAACGAACTTCTTCACCCAGGCGCCGAAGAAGTCGTAGCGGATCAGGTTCGTGTTGTCACGGTCACGCTGGTAGAGAGAACCGTTCCGGCGGAACCCCGGGCTCACGACGCCCGAGCCGCCAGGAGGCGAACCCACATCGCCAGGCCCGCCGGGAATGCCGACAGCCGCGTTGCCGCACTCCAGGGCCCAAGCGTGGGCCGTGGCGTTGCGCGAGGCCCCGCGCTCAAGCGTGAGCGGCGGGAAGGTCGCACGGCCAGGGGTCTTGACCGGGATGATCGAGCCACCCTCGTAGTAGGGCGCAGTCGCGAACTCGACCGAGATCTCGCTGCACTTCTGGAAGAAGAAGTAGTCGAAGCCGTCGATGACCACGACGAACTTCCACTTTCCATGAGTCTCGCGAGGAGTGCCGAGGACAGCCATCTTCGATCACCTTTCCAACGTATCCAAGCTAAGTGCTTGTTTTGGCTACGAAATCTCGGACTCCAAAGCCCTCGTATCTTGGGATACGGTGACGATGATGAACTCAGCCGGCTTGTTCGTCGCAAGGCCGACCTTGACGAGGAGCTTGCCCGCCGCGATCACAGAGGGCTTGTTCAGCCCCCCAGGACCGTCGCTGACGTCCACGAAGAACGCGGTCGCCGGGTCGAACGAGGCCAGGCAGCCCTTCGCCATGCGGTCTAGGCAGAGCAGTCGCGCGGTCTTCTCGACCGTCCCGCGGAGCTCCTGCGTGTTGTTCTTCAGGCGGGCGAACTCGAGCCCACCTTGCAGCACGCGCTCGAAGTCCGAGACGCCGAGGCGCTCGCCGAGGGACGGGAAGTTCCCGTCGCCCTTCATCGTACGGACACCGTCGAGGAAGAACCCGCGGCCCGGGATGCTCCGGATCGGGTTGATGCGCTTGGGGTAGAGAATATCGCGCACCGCCTCGCGGTACACGTCCTCATTCTCCACGCCCACAACGCCCTGGAGCACGCCGTCCTCCACGCCACCGGGTTGCGTGAAGGCACCTGCCGCGCGGACAGCCGCGACGTTGGCGTACACACCGGAGATCGAGCCGGAGGGGGCGACCAGGATCTTCTCGTCGAGGCCGAAGATCACGGACGACGGGTTCGGGATGTAGACGCGGGGCCAGTAGATCGCAGCCACTTCCGACGCGCCCGGAGAGAGCGAATCACGGTGCGTGACCATCGACGTGTACGAGAGCCCAGTTGGCGGGTCGATGACCGCTACCATCAGGCGGTTTCGCGTGACCTCGCAGTACGTGATCATCGCGTTCTGGACAGCCACGGTGGCTCTGTCCGGAATAGCGATCATCGTAACTTCTGGCTTCGTGTCGAGCGCTCGAATGCCAGTTTGGCCCGCCGAATCACCGATGAAGTCCGCATCCGCGAGGCTCGCGAGTCCGTCGTTGCCTCCTGTGAGGGCCGCGAACGGAGAACTGTTGTTGGCCGGGCGGCGCTGCGTAGGAGTACCGCCGGCCGCGAGGTCGACGGCCTCGACGAGGTTCGACCCATCTTCGGGGTCGTTGACGATCGTCTCGATGTAGTTCGAGAGAGTCGAGTCCATCGTCACGTTCGGCCACTGCTCGACGAGGATGGAGCTCCGGCGGATGTTGTAGTTGAACTCGCTCGCGATGCCGCTCGTCGCTGCCGCCAACTCGACGGTGAGCGCGTTGGCATACGTGCCCTTCGTCTTGCCGTCCGTGCGAAGCGTGGCCACCGACCCCGAGGAGCCCGAGTGCGTGGCGTTGTCGAGGCCGAGTTCGTCGTCCGCGGTGGACGACGCCTTCACTTGGATGCTAGCCGACGCGCCGGTAGCCACTGTGGTGATGTGGACCTTTCCACCCACGCTCGTGATGGAGACGCCGCTGTTGCTGGTCCAAACTGCTTCGACAATGGTCTCGATCTCGGCGACGGTCACGGAGTCGATGTTCGCGACGTTGCCCGTGCCAGCGATGTTGCCGGTCGTGAACCCGAGGGCGCCGTTGGCGGTGCCGCCAGTGACGTTGACGCCCGAGCTTGTGCCGCGGACGTCCGAAGTGATCCGAACCTGCGTGCCACCGATCACCAAGATCGAGCAACCCGTCAGTTCAGCGGCGAGAACCGCGGCGACTTCCTCGGCCGTGGCAGTTGCGATGTTCGAGAACTCGCTGGTGTTGAAGATCGCCGTCTGCACGCCGCCGGAGTTGATCGAGACGGTCAGGGTCTGCAGATCGGCCAGGGCAAACGGCTCCGTCAAGCTCGTACGAGCTGCCGCCGTCGCGTTGAAGGTTGCAGTCTGATCGCCGGCGCCACCAACGGACCCGACCAGCGTGTCGGCCGGCTCGAGGTTGAACGGTCCGACGACAGTGCCCTCAACTTCACCCGGTGACGCCGCCGCCGCCGCGTTGTGCGTAGCGGTGCCGACCACGCCCTGCGCGTTGGCCGCGCTCGTGGCGTCTGGGCTGTAGTGCAGCGTGCGGATGACGAAGCAGCGCCGCCCACCGTTCAGGAAGTACTGTCGAACGGCGAGGGCGAGCTCGGAGGCAGCCGTGAAGCCGCCGAAGATGTTCACGTACTCTTCGTACGAGGTGATGTCCGTCGCGACGCCGACGGGGCCACGCTCCGCAATGCCGATGAAGCTCCCGACCGCGGCGGGCAACTCCGGCGCAATGCGGATCCGGGGGTCCCCCTCCTGCATGACGATCTTGGAAGACAGAAGTTCGGCCATTGCAACGTCCCCTGTAGGGTCGAGCTACTTGCTCGAGCTGACGATCAGCGTTCGCTTCGCGATGGCATCCACTACCTGAGGTAGCGACAGCACCGCCTCGTGCAGGCCCTTGACCTCTTCGCCTCCGAAGATCGTGAGCGAAGACGGATTCACGCGCTTTCCGCGTGCCATCGCGTAACCCACAGCGTAGTCGTATTCCTCACGCTTGCACTTGCAAGGACCCCCTTTGGCGCAGTAAAGGCCGTGATAGAGGGTCGCCACGAACGGCCGCTTGCCGCGGTTTCTCAGCACGATTGCCACGTTGTCACATTGCCCCATGTTGGAGTGCAAGTCAAGTCTACAGAGACACTCCGAAATTCGTTACTTAGGACGTTATGAAGGTCTCGGGGGCCGATCCGACTGTACTCATCAAATCTCCCTCGATTGTCAGGATCTTGTAGCCTCGCGCCCTTGCTTGGCTAAACAGCACCGTGACCCCTCGAACGCGGATAGTGGAAGAGAATACACGGAGGTTGGAGTCGGAGGGGCCCCCAATCTCGGTTGGTTCCTCGACCTGCTGCAGGGCCTGTTTGACACGGGGCAGCACGCCGCCGCGGTCGACGTCGAGGTAAGCGATCTTCTCGAGCGTCTCTCGCGCAGCGGTCATCATGCGCAGGAGCTCGATGTGAGAATCCGACGCGCCGATGACCTTGTACTCGAGCATCGTCACGATTGGCGGATCGTACAGATCGAAAACGTCCCCAGGCAGATTCTCTTCGACGAATTCCTGGCTGGTGAACTCCGAGTCGAAGGCCGCCTTGGGGCCTACGATGTGCAGGGACGGCAACTCTGCGACGTCGAGCTCTACGTAAGGGGAATCCGCGTAATCGGTGTGGGTCGTGTACGAGACGTTCTTGTGCACGCTGCGCTTGTACAAGCGGATCAACTCGCGGGTGACGCGATCGTACGGGTCGTCCTCAGCTGCAGGCGCCACCGTGGGAATGCGCTCATACGTATAGGCTGCTGCGAGCGTGCCAGTCTCCCCAACGATGGGGACGCCGGCAGAGTCCAGATTCTTGACGACGATGGCGACCGCAGGGAAGACGGCTTCGTTAGCATCCCCGCGGTAGGCGGGCATCCTCACACTGAGAGACGTGGCGGAGAGGACTTCCACCGACTGCGCTAGTTCCCCGTTTACGAGGACCTGGACGGTGCTCAACTGCGTGTTGTACGGAGGCGGAACGTAGACCGCCGAGGGAAGCTTGAAGTTCGTGCCTGTGATCGTGACCACGTTCCGCCCGAGGGACGGCCCGGTATTCGGGGAAACTGCTGTGACGGTCGGAACTGCCACTAGACCCTCACCTTCAAGAGTGCCAACTCGGGAGCGATCATCTTCTTCAAGATCACGTACGGGTTCAGTTCTTTGAACCGCCCGCCGGTGAACCCGGTCCGCAACTCGGCGTCCACCGCATCGTGGAACTTGCTCCAGATGGGGCGAGGCGGAATGTGCACGAATATCCTGCGATTACCCTTCTTTGCCCGCTTGGAAAGTTCCCGATTCCGCAGTAATCCAGCTTCACGGAACATAGCCATCAGGAAACTCTGCATCCGCTGCGTTACTTCGATCGAGAAACTCCCCCCGGTTTCAAGGAGCCCCGCCAATCGATTGTAGTTGGCCCCCGTGAAGCTCCTGGATCCAGACTCAAGCTTTACTATGAACGTACCGCCGGCGCTGTGTTCAAGGACAACGCTCTTAGCGAGGTCCCCTGTATGTACCAGTGCCTTGGTGCTACGGCTCTTGGGAGACGCCGTCGTAGCCCCCGCAGCCTTCCCCATCGCGCGCTTCATCAAGGTCAGCGTGCTCGGTGGCTCGATCGGGGCGACGAAAGCTCCCGCTTTCCCGCGCCCCATGTAGGCATCCTGCAGCCAAGCGCGAGCTCCAACGGCGCTCTGCCGCACGGATGCGTTGAAGGCCTTCTTGAACTTCACGGAGAAGCCCTCGAGGCCACGCTTCGCGCTGGCGAAGTCTCCCTCTATCTTGACGCGGAAGGGCATTAGACCCCCTTCTGTCGGTCGTTCAAGAAGATGAGTTCGAGGTCGTGACCTTCGGGGCCGAATCCCCAAGAGGCCGAGCGGACCTCAAAGACATAGAGCCCGTCCCCGCTGAAGGGGTGGACGGTCGCCCCGTTCTTCATGAGCTTCTCGACCCGATCGTTCACGTGGACGTCGACCTTTCGTTTTGCATCCAGCAAGCCCATCGCCTCGAGGTTAATCCGGGACAAAACCAGCACGATGTCAGACGAGGGTACGTTGCCCCCAAACAACTGGTGCAACTTCTCTTGGGACATGACCTCTACTTGGCAGGGCACGCGGATAGCTGGTTTCTCGGATCGAACGAAGCGCCG